ATTGTATTATTTTTCTTTTCGGTTGGTGTAACTATTGGATTATTACATAAAAAACACTTATTACATTGTTGTATTTCTCGCCACTTTCTATAGCATTCTGTATGATATGTAAAATTACAAGAACAATAATTATTGTTACACAAATCTAACACTGGTTCGTGTTGTAAACAAATAATACATTGTTGTGAATACAATGTATTACTTATATCTATACATGTTACTGATGAATTTTGATGTTGATTTACATTCATTTACTACTAATACACATTATATTTTTATAACATTTTTTCCTTTAATCTAAATAAATTTTCAGGTCTACATATATGCATCATATATTCTTCTGGTGTTAAAAACCAAATTTTATCATCTTTCATTGTTAATTTATAATATCGTAATAATATTTCTTGAATACAACATGTTTGATTTTTATTAAGTTTTAATTTATTTATTTTGTCTATAGTATATTCTTTATATATTTGTTTTAAATTATCTATTGCTGTTCGTTTAGTTGATTGATCACATCGCACACCTTTATCTCGGTCAACTTCCATATTCATAGTTTTATATACCAATTTATTAGTATCTTTAAAATGTGTAATAAGTCCTATTAGATTATTATAATCCCCTGATAATTTGTATTTTTCTTGAATTAAATTATTTTTTAATATATATTTCAAGGTAGTTATATTTGTCGTTATTAATTTCTTATTTTTTAATGTAAAAAATTTAAAAGGTGCTTTAACTTTACTCTGTGCTTTTTTTTTTATTTTTGGGTCATCTGTAATTTTGTAACAAGGAGTATTAATTGTGCTGTCTACTAATACAAATAAATTGTATTTGGATGAATGATGAACATAATTCATACTATCTATATAATTTTTAATGTTTTGTTCTATATCAGTTAATTTAGAATCAGTTTTTGAATATATATATTCAATAAGTCCTATTTTATTTTCAATTGGTAACATATCTATTATATGGTATAATACGCATAATTTAACATTGATATCATCATCTATATCAAATTGTTTTAAAATTTGTTTTTTAATTATAATACTACATTCATCGTACCAATTTTTTTTCCTCTTTTTTTCTAAATCAGTAATTGATATATCTGGCGAAAATACTTTGTCGTAAGATGTTTTAATGGTGTCGAATATAGTCTTCTTTGCCGATTCATCAAGAGCAACCGTAGGAGATACTGGTGTTGGTAGATTAAAAATTAATTTTTGTCGCTTATATTCCAAAGGATATTTGCGTTCAAAATTGGATAGATTACTGTGTAGAAGTTCTATTGGTTGAAATAAATAATACATATCAATATTGATTAATTTGCCACTTCTACCAAACATATCAACTAAATATTCATTTGGTTCAGTTATTAATTGTTGAAGGGCACTATCTATTTGGATTAAAGGATACTTTTTATATTTATGTTCCATAGCAAATATTAATTCTTTTTTCGTAAACATATATTGCTGTTTAAATAATTCCTTTATATTTTGAATTATTTTATCTATATTTAATACAATAAATCGCTCGTTAAAGCTGTCGTTATTCTCTCCAAATGTAGCGGGGTCTCCACTAGGAATACATTTATAAGAACAACTTTCTTTATAATCGCAAATAGTAGAGTATGGTTTATTCCCTATATGATATTTAATTTTTTGACCTGATGAAACTTCAATATCTACAATTTGTTTCATTTTATCAACTCCCATATCATTTATACCCTTATTAAGAATACAATCAACAGCATTTTCTTTTAATATTCGTGTAATCTGTCCTATTTGAACAGATTTATTTTCAGCTAATCTATATACATACATATCAATTGGTTCAACATCACTATCACTAATACTTGTTCCATGGAAATATATTTCAACGTTTCTCTCTTTAAACGGTAATTGATAATGACTACAAAATCTAACTGCTCTACCAATAATTTGTTCTATACGATTGTTATTATACCATGGTTCCATAATGTGAACCTGTCGAATGTTTTTAAGATCAATTCCTTCTGAACCAGCCTGTGATATGATTATCACTTTAACATCTTCTCCATATAAATTACTATTATTTGTAGCAGCTGTTATTTCTACGCTATTGTGTGGTGATAAAAAGTGATTTCCAGTAATCATGATATACTTTGCAGGTTTAAACGATTTATCTTTTTGTCGTGGTTTCATTGTTAATGCGTCTATTTTTGGAACAGGTTCTGTTTCAAATAAATTATTATTAGTTCCATAACGTGTAATTCCCATTTCTTCTAATGCAAGAGCAATAGGAATACACCCTCCATCTATATATTGTGAATATACTAATACGATGCCTTTTGATAGTTTAATTTTGTTAGTTAATGTTTTAAGTTTGGCTGAATAATTAATAATATTATCTTGTGAAAAAATTCTACCAAAATCAGTTAGAGTAGTTGGTTTGTATTTATAATTTTTCTTTTTTTCTTCAAATGATAATAGACGCTTCAATCCTCGTGTTCCAATTATATCTTGTGGCATAATACTCAATGTTTGTTTTACTTCCTTATTGTATTTATTTAATTGTTTACTTGGATATATCATATTTAATGCTTGCAATGGTTTATCTAATAAATGCCAAACTTTACCTTTTTCAAAATCGTCTATATCAGGCAATTGTGAGTATACATCCAGTGATTTTCTAGTAGTAGTTGTTTTAGATAAATCGTCAATCTTTTTAGGACTTGTAGGACTTGTAGGACTTGTAGGACTTGTAGGACTTGTAGGACTTGTAGGACTTGTATGACTTTTAGTTATTTCAGTTTCCAATACATTCATGGTAGAATTCATTATAAAATCATATCCTTTTTTTTGGTATTCGTGTAGTGTATTCAAATAAATATCCATATGTTCTATTTTTTGAATAATTGGTTTGTTATCTAATTGAATAACAGGATATTTATATTCTGTACTTTTGATAGTGTTTATTTTATCAAATTCATTTGGAAATATACGAAATGGAAAACTATATGGATTTTCACCATTTACATATGAAATATATCCCCTTGCTTTTCGTATTAATAAGTCTTTTCCTACCGTTTTACCATGTTTATCTATTTTAAAATTTCCATGTTTATCAAATACATCAGATTGTTTAAATTTAGATTTACCATCATTAACATTCATTAAATTTAGTAAAAACACAATTTCTTTAAAATTATTAAACATCGGTGTTGCAGACATCAAAAGTAATTTAAGTTGTTTAACACGTTTTACTAAAACCATCAAATTTTTAGCAATTTTTTTCTTTGGATTATCTCCAGTTATTCGTATATTATGAACTTCGTCAATTACAATCAAACCATTAGAAAATCGTTTATTTAATTCTTTTGTATAATTTTTTTTGTATTTTTCTTTAATATTTTCTAATATATTAGAAAATTCAATATATCCAACAAATGTATAATTGCGTTTAATAATTGATTTTATAAGTGATATTACCTTCTTTTTTTTCAATCCAATTAAATTTGTTGGATTAATTTCTTTTAAAAATTTATTTCCAGTACAAGCAGTTAAATTCCACCGCCCATTATATAATTTCAATTTACGTTCATCAAATAGTTGTTTCTTAAAATTTTCTTGAACGTTTGGCGAAGCTATAATTATTATGCGTTTAGATACTCCAATTTGCTTCATATAATCTCTCATTTCTTCACATACAGATATTGCTGAACATGTTTTACCTGTTCCTAAACCATGAAATAATAATAAACTATTGTATGGCGTAAGCATAGATAAAAAATTGCGAACAAATATTTGGTGCGGTGATAATTCAAAATCACCACCACATAGTTTTTTAGATTCTTCCTTTACATCTTTTATTTTTGTATCATATCTATTTTCATAGAATTCTTTCTTTTCAGCAATTTTTATATTAAAATTAGGATCTAATATATTTGGGTATAAATAATTATATTTATCCTTGTTATCTATAAATTCCTGTTCTATACTATTAATCTGTGATATGCTATATGATAACATATCTACAATATCGTCTCTACTAACACTAACCTTGGAATGTTTTGTGCCTTTCTTGGGTTCTTTATGTCTTCTTTGAGTTATTTTTTCTCCTTCTTTGACACTTTTTATACCAATTTCCAATAATTTTTTTACATCAGATTTTGTTCGTTCGGACATACTATATTACTAATATAATATTAGAATATTAATCTATATTCTTGTAACACTTTATTTATTTTATGCAATATATCTATTTTTTCTAAATTATATGGACGTATTTGTTTAATGGCTTCTTCATAATTATACCAACCAATATTTCCAACTTCACTCTGTTGATAATTTTGTAAATTATGGTCGGCAATAACTGCTAAAAAATATTTATGTGTATATGATTTGAAATTTGAACCTGTAAATGTTTCTTCATATTGACATACATTTTGTAATAAATTAATTTTGTTTTTTGGAATTCCAGTTTCTTCTACAAATTCACGAATACCAGTTGTATAATCACTTTCTTGGTAGTTTCTTCTTCCTTTTGGAAATCCCCATTCTGGTTCATTCCAATTAGTTTTACTATTTAATACTATATCTTTTAAAGTAACTGATTTACCTTGTATAATTAATCCTGAACGTAATATTTGTAATTTGTCTCGTGATATAGTTTTTTCATGCATATATTTACTTCCTAAAATCTCTTTCCCCCATAATTCATTCCATAAAACATCAAATTCTTTTGTAATAATATTTATCTTTTCATAGTGTGTCATTTCATTTACAATATTTTTAATATATTCAATATTATTAATATTATATTTACCGCGAATAAAATCTACATACCCTAAACTATCTTTACGTTGTATTAGTAAATATTGATATTCTTGTAATATATCATTAAATTTTACACCTATTATCCCTATACTAGTAATAGGTTTCAAACAATTAAAAAATATGTGCCCCCCCATACCGCAATTATTGCAAAATTTTTTATTAGAACCAGCAATCTTCATATTAGAACCAACAATCTTCATATTAGAACCAGCAATCTTCATATTAGTACTCATATTATTATTAACATTATTCATAGTTATTTGTTAAAATTAAATTGTTTTTATATCATTTATTATCAATGACATTAAATCCAAATATATGGGGACCTCCATTTTGGTTTACATTACAAACTATTTCTATAAATTATCCATCTTCTCCTAATGAAACTACTAAAAAAAAATATTACGATTTTATACAAAATATACCATTATTTATACCTAATGAATCTTTTAGTAATATATTTATTCAATTATTGGATGACTTTCCTGTAACTCCATATTTAGATTCTCGCACATCATTTATGAAATGGATTAATTTCATTCATAATCAAATAAATAAAAAAACTGGAAAACCTATTATTGAATTTCAAGATGGACTAACTAAATATTATGAACATTACAAACCAATTGATATAAAAAATAAAAAGGAAATTAAGGATAGACAAAAAATTATATATGGTTCCGTTATTGTTTTAGCATTATTAAGTTCATTTTACTTATACAATAAATAAATATGTGTATACAATAAATAAATATGTATATATAAATTATATATGCGAATAGAATTGTGGATTTTGTTTATAACAGCATTTTTAATATATAATACATATTATGATGGAAAATATACTAAATTACTGAAAGATAATATGAAGTATATAAAAATTGCTATAATTGGGTTTGGAGGAATTATATTATATTTATTCTTAAAACGTCATCCTGGAGAATCTCACTCATTGTTTAAACATGCTGCTGAAATTATTAAATATATGCCCATTGATAAAAATAGTAAATCCTTAATGTCTCCTTTTTTAGACATTACAACAAATAGTTCTTTCTTCTCTCCACAAAAAATACATAATACATATAATAGAGCTGAAAACAAATCTAATACGACACATAATATGTTGCGTCCTCGACAAATAAATAATAATTATAATAATGCTATAAAACCTGTAAAACCTATAAAGCGTTCTGTAAGTGAAACTAAAAAAAAATATGTAGCATCTAGTCAAAGTTGGACGTGTAATCATTGTAAACAGCAATTGGATGCTACATATGAAATTGATCATATAATTGAACTTCAAAATGGAGGAACGAATGATATAACTAATTTAGTAGCTTTATGTAGAAATTGTCATGGAAAAAAAACTATGATGAACCGATTATACTGAACTACAATGGCACGATTATACTGAACTACAATGGCACGATTATACTGAACTACAATGGCACGATTATACTAAAAATAATATTTATTATAATCTAAAATATATATAATAATGAGCACATCATCTATATTATCATCAATACAGAACAAATTAAGTAAAGGCGTAGAGTATACTAAATTTGTTGGAAAGTCTGGTATTGAATTTAGTAAAGCACATAAAGGTCCATTACTAACATTTATATTTATTATTGCGTATATAATTAGTTCAATCTTAATATATAAATATAAACCTTCATATTTGAAAAAATATTCTATGTGGACAAATGTAATTTTCTTTATAGGAATGTTTATATTATTATTTACATTTACAACCCAAACAAATGACGATATGTTAGGAAAAAAAATACCTTCCACAACACAGCAACTTATAAAAAGTTTTAAGTATATTGGTTTGATTAGTATTGGATTAGCATTATTGGTTGGAATTATATATATGTTATCATCATTAACAGCAACTTCATATATAATTTCATTCCTATTAATAATTGTAGGTATATTAGGAATATTATATGTAATATTTTTAATAATTCAATCTTTGCCGGTTTTTAAAAAAATAAAAGATACTGGTGCATTTAAAATAAAATAT